CGGCCATTGACAAGAGCCAAGCCGCAATACCACTCAACACGGGTGACTTCCTGAGGAGTCGTGAAGGACTCGCCCAGTTGACGGACCTGAACACCACCGTTCTGAATGCCGGTCAGCAGATCGTTGCCGAAAGTAACGATGTAGATGGACTGGTCAGCAGGGGTAGCATCAAGAATGGCAGCATTCTGATGGTCGCGATCCAGCTCGATCACAGGCAGGCCGGCATACACCATTTGCTGGTAGCCGAACTCGTTACGAGCAATATCAATCTGAGCAGAAGCACGAGCCTTGGTGGTCAGAGCACGACGTGCCGACTTAGACATCACCAGATACTTTGTGCCACCCTGGGCATCAACAGCATCAATGGCTTCGTCAAGAGCGCCAAGGTCAAGAGCAGCAGCGGAGCTACCGTTGCGGATCACCTGAGAGTTTGTTGCAAAGTCAGCTGCAGGCATGCGAGCAGCCAGACCGTCAAACTCGGAAGGAGATTGGTTGGAGTCACCGTTGATGAACAGCGATTCCCAAGCCAGACGCATTGCGCGAGTCTTGGACTGCACCTGATAGGCACGAGCCTCAGGGCCTTCCAGATCAATGATAGCCTTGTCAACCTTGATGTCACCACCGAACAGGCGAAGGCTTTCAGACTGCTGGCTGACTTCAGCGTAGCTCTCGGTATAGTTAGCGTTGTAGTTACGGAAACCCACGTCACCGAGGCTCTCCTCACGCTTCCAGAACAGGCCGTTGCCTTGAATTTCACGGAAGGGAAGGACACTCAGCAGGGGGCCGGCAGCCAATTCAGTTACGATTGCCAGCTCTTGGGGGTTCCGAGAGTGCTTTTTAGCCTCGGAAAGATTAAGGGCCATTGGAAATTAACTCCTGTGGTTAACAAAAGGAAAGGTGAAACGTGTCCAGAGCATCACGCCCTAACTCGGAACACCCTGCCTGCTAACCATCACGGCCAGTCAAAACCGGGTGCTTTCTAACATATAATTCCGAAACTTTTATTCTTCCCAATAAAAAAGCCCCTTTCGGGGCTTTTGGTCAACCAAATGCTCGCATGAATAATTCTTCACGCGATAGTTGAGAAAGATCCTCTACTGGCATACCATTTGCATCAGTACCTGCGTAATTAAGACCAGCCCCAGAACCTTTCACACCTTTGAAAAAGGTGCCATAGATTGGGTGGGTCTTAAAGCTAGCAACAAAATCATCAGGTGAAATCCGCTTGCCAGATTCACTATCAAGAATTGGATCACCCTGTGCATCAACAACAGTAATAACGCCGTTATCTTCTTGGCGAAACCGACTACTTAATTGTTCAGCAAACATATCAAAGAATGAAACGCCATCCGCAGCATCTGTTCGACCTCCAGCAGAAATGAATACCTTCTCCAGGGCGTACCGTTTTTTAAACTCCCTGATTTGTGTTTCAGCTTGTTTAGCCTTGCTTTCTGCTTCCGCTGTTTGCCTGCCGTACTTCTCCTCAATAGCCTGGATGGTCTCTCCATATCTAGATTCAATTTCAGCGGCTTTAGCAGCTTCAGCCTCAAGTTGTTGATATCGATCAATATCAACGTCTTTAAGTTTTAGCAGTTGCTGTTCTTTTTCTTTGAACTGACGCTCGTAAGTTTTACGAGCTTCGCGTTCAGAACGCAATGCTTTGACCAGATTAGCAACTTCATCAGGACTGTACTGAGATTTATCATCAGCAGCAACAGACTGAGGTGCAGAATCTTGCCCGCCAGCTTCCATCTCGGAAGCTTTGGTGTTTTCTTCAGACATGATAAAAGGGAATCACTCCCTAGATGAACGCGCTAGTATTCCTACGCCCCATATCGCAGTGTACGCTGCCTTGGATATAATTGAAGATCATCTACGTTTTTGTAGAAACCAGTAAACCTGCCTTTGTGTATTTGTTGAGGATACTGATATCCAGATGATTGCCTAAATTCATAATATTTAGCAATCCAATTTGCTGCACCCAACAAGGAGGTGGGTTCATTATAATTAGTAGTGCCACTGACCGTAGTTAATTCATCAAACAAACCATATTGATTTAGCAAGCCAGTAAACTCGTCAATATCAATCCTTCCGTAATACCCAAGCCAGCAAGCCACTAGCCCCGTTATCTGTGGAGCAGCAAAACTTGTGCCCTCGGATTTCCATAAATACTTGGTGTAATCCCTCGGATCGCTGACCAAAGAAGTTGAAACAGATCCACTAGCTTGAGCATCTTGGAATGTACCAGACTCATTAGTTAAGGCTATGTCAGCAGTGGTAAAATTAATCTCAAAGTATGCTGGGTTACTGATTGCTGGTTGCGATTCAACTGCAACTATATCATGAAGTCCGTTAAATTGTGTTGACGTATCCATTTGTATATTAACTCTTACGGGCAGCTCAAAGCTAATTTCGTAAAGACCATATAGCCCCCTATTATCTAGCAGATAAAATCTAGCAACGTTGTTAGAAACCTGATATGATGAAATTTCACCAAAAATGTTTGTACCCGCAGCAGCTCCAATGACACCACTGCCAGGAGCAAATACATTCACGCGAGGCCCAGCAGAGCTATAATCTGCTTTTTTCTCAACAGTATCATATCCAATTGCCCCGACTTCTATTACTTCCGGGACTGGCGAAAAAGCTCCGCCACGATGATAATAAGAAGTTCCAGATGTTGTTGAAAGATAATTGTCGTAATCATCACCGCCAGGAACATCAATCTTATTGCTTGTATTTCCTGAAGCATGAATAACGACAATTCCTTCTGATACAGCGTCTTCAATATCTGCCGTCAGGGCTGGATAATCCCCTAGTACATATATCGTAGAACCAATTGAGACTACACCAAAATTAGCATATAAACTACTTAAAGACCACGTCGTGTTACCAGAGTTATATGTTGTCCCTCTATAATTTACGCTATTAATTTCAGACAAACTAAATGTTTCGACGACGCCGTAACTTGCGTTTACAATTGTCGGGTTTTGCTTATTTAGTACTGAATTAGTTGGCTTAAAGCGATGAAATGCGCGGATGTAATCCCACATCAATAAATTGTAATTTTGTGTGTATTCAATAAAATGATCTTTTTCCATCGGGCTATCCCATGCAGCAGCACTGCTCATCGTGTAAGTACCCACGCCACCGCTACCAGTCCCAAAACCACTAATAGTTTGTTGATAAATACCAGTGTTTAATGGACCCTTGATTCTTCCACCAATAGCAATCGGCTCGCTACCTGGATATACATATGTAACATTCAATTGATTGCCGGAAACCGTAGCTTTAAATTTTGAAAATTTTGGTGTATCAGTAGAGTTAATGGAATAAATATTTGACTTTCTCGCTAGACCATGCGTATTGCCGGCGGCAATTGCAGCACATAATGAACCGTGATTCTCGTAAACATCAAACAGCTGACTATGCCAACTTGAAGGGCCGCTGATAACGTAATCATCGTAATCTGCCCAGTTTATTTGCTGCACACGGGAACCGCCAGTGCCATCGTCATTAACTGCAAATTCTGGATGGTCTGGGTCTACTAGGGTATCATTGATGATAATATCAACGTTTTCTCCTTCAAGAGACCAACTAATAGAATCATTTTCTACGTTTGTATTACCAGCCCCCCACCCAGCAACAGTAGAATCGATAAAATTCCTATATAGTCCCCAATTTTTCGCAGTGTCTTGCCAAGTTTCGGTTTCCGATCCTTTCCAGAAATCTGAAGTTTGGGTAGCGTAACTAACTAACTTTTTGCGCCCTTGTCCCAATGGCTCTTCAACAGCCCAAACCCTTGAATCATTTCTTAAGGCATTAGCCTCTTCTTCCGTCAGCAAATAATGAGTGTTTCGACTTATTGGCCTACGTTCTACGCATTCAACTTCTCCCTCTGGAATAGAACTATTGCCACCAGCGGACTCCATTTCTTCATAAAAAGACTCCAGATCATTTCTGTTTTTTAAAGTAACAATATATACTTTCTTCATTTATCACGCCTCTAAATTGAGAAGTGTCAACGTAACCGTAATCGAGGCTGTTGCTCCAGAAAGATTCTGAACTTTTAGGTAAATATCTGTTGTCACTGGTGACTCGTCATTAAAGCCTAAAGCGCCTGGGGTTATTTTTTGAGTGACAGCGCCATTGGTTATTACTTCAGCTATAACACCGCTACCTGGCAAGGGATCAGTGCTGACATTCCTGGAAGAATCGGCAGTCCTTGCGGCATCACTGGTATAAACAACCACCCAAGCAGCGGCAGAAGTTTCAATAGCCATCAACATATATGACTTAAATCCAGTAATTTCAATATCATCTGAATCAAGATCGGCGATGGATGCCGTCGATTCATTAGCAGTTGACCTAGCCCCCAGCCCAGACCCGGCAATTGATTGATTTTGCCATTCTGAAGCTGCATTGTTATAAATCAAAACTTCGCCGTCTGCCAGTGAAGTAAGGTTTACATCAGTTAATCCTGCAAGATTTGTAGTTATTGACAGAGTCTGGTTTTCCCATTTCGATGACGTTGAATTATATCTTAAAATTTCTTGATCGCTAAGGGATGTAAGATTAACATCAGACAAACTCGCAACATCTGTCGCAACTGGTGAATCTATCCACTTACTGGCGGCGGAATCCCACGTCAATACATTTCCATCTGGAATTGTTTTATTGATGTCTGCCGTCAAAGCAGTACTAGTTACATCACTGGCACCAGTAAGCGTAAAAACAATATCCGTAGCGTTAGCAGATGTTAATGTATGAGTGCCATCCAACGCAGAAACACTCGAATTCGCGATTACAATTTGATCACTTGAGTTAAATCCATGATTTACGTCAAATGTAATCGTAACTACTTCAGACGCAATAGCATAACTACTTGGATTTTTAATAGCTACCGAACTAGGATTGACGTTATTTAAGTCTTCGATACTATAAGAGTTTAAAAAATTAATCCCGCCAGTAGTTGCTCCATCGCCAATATATAATTTTTGCGTATCCGTTTCAAATATTGGCTCGCCGTTAGCCGGGACGAAAGCTCCATTAGCCCGATCTGCAGCAGTTCCGCGTCTAAACTGAAGGGCCACAAAAGATCATAAAGCTGAACTAGTATTCCGTCAACGATCTAAATATATATATTCTGTTGGGCCAAGATTTAAGGCGAACGCTGTCGTTTTGTCAATTGTCTCCTGGGATACGCCGGTAGCCAGCGCATACTGAGGCAAACTTGTTTGTAAATTTGGGCCAAAATATCTTGCCCATGACGTATTACTTACAGAAGTAACATGATCAATCCATTCCCCGGTTTCGATGACAGAATCAAGGCTGCCTAAGGCTGTGGCACCGCTAAAAGCATTTTGGATACTAGAGAAGTTGGTGATTGAAGTTAAGTCAATTGTTTTTTCTCTAGCAGTTGGGTAAAAAACAACCCCAGAAGAATACTGCAAAAGACCATCGGTAAAGTAATTGTTCAATTTACCGTTTCTATATGATTTCTGCAAGAAACTTCTTACTGTCGTCCAAGCGCCAGTGGTATCCGGGAAATCATTAATGGCGTCTTTAACCTGATAGATCCAATCTCCTGGATCTGCGTTTTGAAATAAAGGTCTTGGATCTAAATAGTTTGACCAGTTTTGGTTAAAAACTGACCCGGAAGTAGCAACCGGTGGGACAAAATCTAAGTTTCTGCCTATTGATATTGAATACAGGTAATCCAAACTATAAGCGCCACTCTGTAGATTGTCAAACAAAGTTGTTTCAATTGAACTGCCCTCTGTCGTGCCTGTTCGCAGATTAATTTTTGTGAAAATATATTGATAAGTCAACGGACAAGCGTAGAAGTAATTTTGTGAAGTTGAGGTTGTACTGTTATAAACATTCGAAGGGTCTTCAGTTACTGACAAATTATCAATAGAAGCGACTGCAAAAATATTGTATAAATACCTTGAACTGCCACCCGGACTAGATATGTAAGAATGTAATAGAACTGAATCGACAACCCTGCTGCCTGTGCTTATATAATTCGAGAAATCAATTGTGTAATCTTTGTTCGCACCTGTTACATAATAAACTGGAGAATTTCTATAAGAAAACATCCGACCATGAGCACCGAAATAAGCAAAACTACCACCGCTGGAAGGCGAGGCCATAGACATGGTAAAGCTAAGAGTTTGTCCTGTTTCAACATTTGCTATGTAGTCAGCCGGAAGATTGTATACGGGACCGGCACCACTAACATTTGCTGTTGAAGAACCAAAGTTCAAAGTAGCGAAAGCTGGAGTACTGCCAGATATATTAACTCCACCAACATCTACAACTCCAGCAGTTATCATTAACATGTCAGCATTTCTTGGATTATATTGATTTTCTGTCTGCCATAACACCCTACCCCCAGAGCTAGATTGATTGTTGGCAAGCTCAAGCTCTTCAAATGCAGACGCATCGTTTGTTGCTGTAAAAGGCTCTCTATAAATCAACAGATAGTCACCAATTAAATCAGGATCTGGTACATAAACCAATGGCCTATAAATTAATTGCTCTTTAGGTTTTGGTGAAATATTTTTCTGAAATTTCGGCTTTTCTGCTGCTTTACGTTTCTTTTTAATTTCAATTGTATTTTCTTCGTCGATATAAACACTACTACCGGCCTTGAGTGAAATATTTCCAATAACTCTTACCGTCCTGATTTCAGAATCCTGCTTAACTAGTCCATTCCCTTTTTTGTCATATCCAATCCATCGAGCCTTGCCCTGCTTAGCTTTCCCTTCAGCCTGCAATTGCTGCATTATTGCAAGTCTTGCCAATTTGGCAAATTCTCGTACTTGATCTTCGAGAGACATTTTAAGATGTTATATTTCTTATGTTCTTGCCGACTCTCAGTAAAACCACTGACCTGGGTGCAGGACTCGAACCAGAAATAACACTTCCAGAGTAATTTTTTCCATTATAACGCACAACACCATTGCCATTCTTGTCATATCCTTGCCATTGGGTTTTGAAGTTGTATTGAGAAGCAGGACTCCCGGCATAGGCAGAATCAATGGCATTAAGTCTGCTACTGTTGGCTAGATTGTTGAGGTCAGACGTTAAATTCTTCATGGCCTACCGTGCAGAAAATCAATATTAATAACTGCTGTATTACCCTCACTTAACGTCGTCGTAGAGCCAACTGGCTCGATAGCGACTACTGTATACGATCCGCTTACTTCTCGTAAAATCGCAACATGATTAAATACAATATCTCCCGATGATCCATCATGAACAAAATTAGCCGTCTTCCTGCTTAACGGTTGGCCATTAGAATAAGACTCAAGATCACCAGAGCTGTAGGTATAACTTAACCTTGCGTATCCACCAGTTCCTGCTGTTACCTCATCCGCGACAATATCGGAATAAGTTACAGTCTCATCATACCCAGAAGAATTATCAATGAGGGCAATATAATAAGTCCCGCGAAGATAAGCCAATTCAGCTTGTTCGTTTAGCTCTTCAGAGGAAAAAATTGCCATCAGACTCCAGAATCAGCGTAGTCTTCCATTAAACAACAGAAGATTGCAGGACTGGTTCGTTTGCTGTAGCAATACTACCAAAGTCAGCGTCATAGCTATTTGGCGAGCTAATTGTACCAAAATCAAAGTCGGTCCCCAACTTAACAGAAATATATCCATAATCCCATCCCAAATTCTCAATAATATTTACATTGAATTCAGCAAATATATTCAATATTGCGCTCGCATCAATTAATACATCAAATACTGCGTCCAGCCCACCTTCGCTCACCGGTAGATCATCAGAATCAATTACATTATCGTCTCCATCTTTAACTGCAATACCGAAATCGGTTTCTGGGTCAGCGCTATTATTCCCAGAGGGGGTTCCCTGAGGTATTGGAGGAGTTGGAAGGGTAATAGTAGTACCGGTATCAAAATCGCCAGCGTTCATCTGCGCTGGCCCTCCCAGGGAGGCGCCAGAGTCAAGATTTCCGCCATCACAATCAAAACCATTGTTGCTTACATTTAAGGTAAATTCACCGCCGTCAGCGGCATAATTTTCAGGAGTAATGATTACAGATGTAAATACTGGATAGATGTTTTCATCACTAGAGATTGTTTCACCTGATGAATCCTTGGCTTCATAGGTAAATTCAATATTTGTCGTATCTCCAGTATCCGGCACAAACACAAGCAAGCCAGAATCAATGTCAGCTTTTGTGATCTGATCTCCAACGCTCACCGCAACATTAGAAAGTTCGAACTGCCCATTTGCTGGTAACGTGATAATTGCGATACTACTCGTAGTGCTAGGCAACTTCAAGCTATTAGAGTTGAAAGTATAATTGCCTTCTGTTTTTAAGTAAAAAGATCTGTGTGATGGACTTGCAAAAACTGGATCGTCAATTGCCCCAGTCAATAAGCAATCAAAAGAACATACAGCATTTTGAGAATCAAAAACCCAGTTAGACGCAGAAACTCTTGCAGTAAAAGCTCTGCTAACTGATTCGCAAGAAATGTTTACTGGATAGAATGGATAATACTCAAATATTTCCGCTCGCATCTTCTCGGTAATCCTGAACCCTCTATTATCTCCACTAATCTTCTTGGCAAGTATAATAGCATATTTCTTTAAGATGTTTTCATATGTGCTCTTTCTACCTGAACCACTAATACTTGAACAGCTCCTAGTCGTACTATTATACTTGGGAAGCATTGGAGCAAACTCCAATGGAAATGAAACAACTTTTTCATATGCTTTTGGTGCGCCAAACCAGCCGGCAGTAACAACAGATAAATCGCCTTGTACGGGGACTGTTATCTTAAGTTCTTCTTGTTCGGTTTCTACATTGCAATAGCCTTTCCCATCTACAGACTCCAGGTCAATGATTCTATCTGATTGGTCTGCATTGGAAGAACCAGAAGAGGAATATCTCTTGGCTATGAAATTGTTTTGGGGGTTTTGATAGTCCTCAAATACCTCTGTTTCCGTTGTATATAATGTGTCATATTGATAGGTCTTAACACTTTGACTAGCTAGTTTTAAGCCCAGATTAGTAAAGAAAGAAACTTCACCATTGGGCACCCCAACCTCTGAAATTGAAAGGTATTGGACTTGTAATAAATAACCATTTAGCTGGATTTCGGCAGCCTCTGAAGAATCCCAAGAGATTGGAGGTAAATAATTTGAAGTTACAGTCATTAATGTTTCGCCGGCCTTACCGTAGCTATATTCAGTTGTAGACGCGCTAGCTAAACCGTATATTCCAGTGTAGCTATTAACTAACGAATTTCCAGCTGTAACATATTCTTGAATTAATGACCACAGATAATCAGCTCTTGCCAAAAATGCTTGCGCTTTATACAAAGCGTAATAATAATCGCTACTGCCTACTTTACCCTTTTTAATTTGTTCATCTCTTAAATCAAGCCATTGATTAGCTTTTTGCAGTAATCCATTACATTCATTAATTAAATTATTGACATGAGTTATGACTTGATTCAAACTATTACTGATCGCGCTGGAGGCCCATGTTCCCGCTGAGCAATGCTCCCATGATTGCTCCATGACGACTTGATTACCTTCCCCTTCATCAGTGCTATACCTGACATACCTGCCAGACGTAACTCTTTCTTTTACGAGTTGACTACCTGTCTCCATCGAACCATCGATTCTGTAGTCATAGCCGACAGAACCGCTCGACGGTTGGGGTTCATCAGACGTACCAGTAATGGGGTTACTTTGACTCGTAAGTGCCCGAGGCGAACGAGTAAGGTTGATATAGCCGGTTGTGCTTGGAACTTCTATAGTTCTTTGGACTACAGAAGTAATTAATGGTTCGGGTCGTGTAGGATCTTCTGGAGGATCTTCATCATCTTCTTTCCTCTTTCGTGTATCGATTGTTGTTTCCACCGTAACCGATGAAACTCCATTTTCAAAAGATGAATCAGATATTGACTCTATTGAAATTGCAGAATATTTATCAAATGATGTAAGTTTTGCTGGAAGGAGGCTGGCGCCCAGTCCATCATCACCAAATGCATTTAATTTTTGAATATTTCCATATGGGTCTTGGTAAATAACTTGACCATTTACTTCCAGCAAGGCTGACAATACAGATATTTTTTTCTCTTCAATATCAAAATATCCCTGCTCTTCCGCAGTAAACATATCATCGAATAACGTTTCAATCGCTGATTGATATTGATCTTCCTTGTCCGAAATAAAAGCCAGCGAACACCCAACTTCAAGTGTTAAAGTTTTTTCTTCGACACTAACATTAGAATTCATTACATATAAAGTGCCCTTCGGGTGCAATGCAATTTCACCATTATCAAGACCAATCCAAATATTGACTTTAGATCCAATTGGATAAATTGTCTTATTAAAATCAAGAGTCAGTTCGTTCGTGCCAAGAACAATTTGCCCCCTTGTTGTAACAATTGTACTACTGTAAACCGAATCATCAGAAAGCGATCCTTGAATTAAATACTCCGAAACATCCTCGTTATTAATGTAGATATATGTACGAGTTGCGGTATTGATAAATGACATATCATGTCTCCGTCAGTGCAAATGTCATCAAGTAAAGAGTGTCATTGCCAGATCCTAGTTTTGATACAACAGGTGGATCGGTAAAAAACGCGCTAGCTGAAACAGTACTGCCAAACAACTCATCCTGTACAGAAACCTTAGCTGTGTTGACACCAGTAGCTCGCTCGGCATCCCATCCTTCGAAAATCGTAAATGTATCTAGACATTGCTGATATGTTGCATAGGCAGCGATAGACCAGACACGCTTTTGCCTAACAGCGGGTCCGGTAGAATATCCCGCACCAATGGCACTAAATTCCAGCGTCGCCTGTCCAAGGTATGCTCGTGGTAAGTCTTCCCCAGAAAACTGGTTAAGCGTTACAGATGTTGTATCATAAGTAATCGTAAAATCTCCAGTCGCCATCAGATCCTCCCAGAATTGCGCAGCCGCATTCGAGCAACATTGGTCATGATCTTAGAAGCGTCAGTCACAGGTTGCTGGCTTTGGATTGTCACGTTGTTTGTGATGCGTTGGTTGCCGCCAGAAGCGCCAATTGCAGCAGTCATCTGCTTGACTAGGTTGCCAGAATCCATGCCACTATCACGACCTAATGCTGCTGACCTTGTTGGAATGGTTTTAGCATTACTGTCGGCAATTCGTGAATTGTATTCAGTATTTTTGCTTAACTGTTTGACAATTGCAGCAGGAATAATTGTACCCGAACTAGGCGCAGTCCAATTAATATTAGATCCTGCAGGAAGCATGCTAATGTTTCCAAACTTGTTCATAAACGCTTCACGGCCCAATCCTGCATCATTAACACGATAGGTCTGACCACCTTCAACAGGACCACCCATCCAGCGGGCTGCAGTACCACGCGAAACTGCATTCCTTATGTTTTCAATGTTACCGACAGCTTTTTCAAGCTCCTTGTTGTAGTTTTGACCTTCAGCGGTTAAGCGGCTCATTGCCTGCTGCGTATTCCCCAGACCTTGCAACAATGATTCATTAGAGTCGACAGATCCCATAAAATTACCCTGCATCTCTTTAACTCGACTGTTAATATCACCCATTGACTCTACTTGCATCGCTAAGCCATTTTCACCACTTACTAATGCTTTTTCGTCAAACAGCTCAAGTGCTTCAGTTTGAGTATCAATTTCAGACATAGTCCTTCTGATATCGTCTAATTTTAATCCTTGAGTCCCAAGAGCCCGATTGGTCTGTTCGATAGCAAGAGTTCTGTTTGCGTAATTACTAAACAATTGGACTTCTTGGTCTCCAATCTTTGTAGACATCGCCTGTTGAACCAATCGTTCGTCTTTGATGCGTTTTTGTAGGTATAAATTTCTTCTCTCCATGTTATAGTTCATTTCGTTCAGCCTCAAGATTTCATTTAAAGAGTTTGCGCTACGTTCTAGGTTTTGGGCTCCAGCCTCATCCCCTCTTCTTCTTGCTATTGCAGCTTCACCACGAAGCCTAGCTTGCATGACCTGTGTTTCGATTTGCTGCATTCTAAATGCAGTTTTTAATTTTATCTGTGTAATTTTATGTTCAATTTCATTAATTCTGGCTGCAGTAAGAAGACGGGATCTTTCAATCTCCTTCTGTTTTTGCGGACTTGCTCCAGGAAGCATATTATCAAATACAATATTTGAAGCAGTTTTTAAAGTACTTATAGTAGTACCAATGGTGCTCCGAACTTTATTCACAGCGCTCGTAACCTGATTAGCTATATCTAGATAATTTTGAGCAGCATCACTGCTTTCTTTAAATACACGCTCAACTTCGGCAGTAATGATATCTGCAAAATTCTTAGCAGCTTCCATCTGCTTTTTCTGATTAATTAAAATATCTTTTGTAACTTGCTCGACAAGCTTACGCTTTTCCTCTTCGCCCCCAAATGCTTTAGCGTCTTTCTCTTTAATTAATTTAAGTTCCTCCTGAAGTTGTTTTACATTGCCTTCGTGCCTGAAAGCTTCTGCGGCAGAGAGTATTAAGTTTTTATCGGCTGCATCTTTGGCGGTATCACCATACTGTTTGAGTAATTTAACTTCTAATGCTAAGGCTGCTGTATCTTGGAATTCTTCTGCTTCTTTTCGTTTTTTATTGTATTCCTCAAGTGATTTGATATTGTTTTCAATTTCTTTTGTTAATTCTTTTCTTGATTTTTTTTCTTCGCGCAAAGATCCCAATTGATCTTTTAGCAATGCAAGATTTTCTCTCAATCTTTTTTCGTCAATTTCCAGCAACATCAATGCATCAGCGTTTCCTTTAGCTTCTTTCTTTAACTCGGGAATTTTTTCTAATAGTGCTTGAGTGGCTGCGGTAGCGTCCTCTGCATCTTGTAAAAGTTTTACAAAAGTATCATCAGAAACTCCTTTGAGGTCTTTGAAGTTTATTTTTGCATTTTCTGCAAATTTATTAAATTGTTCAGTTAAATTTAAAACGCTTTGAGCAGTTGATCTAAATTCTTCAGTTTGGCCTATTCCTGTTGTCCCAAAAATAATTGCCTCGCCAAATGCACCAATACGCTTTAAAATCATCAAGAGGTCTACTTTTTTTTGCAGCTCGGCATTTTCTTCCTTTAGTCTCTCTGTGGATTCCTTCACTAAAATATTGATTTCTTCTGTGACTTTTTTGGCTTCTTTGGAATCAGTTTTATATTTTACAAATGCAGAAGCGACGAGTAATGCAACACCAGCCAATGCTCCAAATTTAGCAACACCAGCCAATGCAGCCGCCGATGCCTTACCCTGTAATGCAGTATATACTTTTAATTCTGTACCTGCTGCAGCTAAATTGCCCCGAGTAAGAACAAGGGTTTTGATGAACTCAAGCAAAGCAACCGACCAACCAGCAATACCTTGGGCAAAATTTACCGCAGCAAGTTTAATCAAAGCAGCAGTTGAAATAGTCGCCTGTATTGCTGTCTTTACTAGATTGGCAATAAATGGAACTAAAGCATTGCTTGCAAAGGTCACTGATGCGCCGTAGGCAAAAGTTGCAACTTTAAGAGTCACAAAGCCAGCAGCAAGCGGTACGATTAATCTTAGAAGGCCAGAGAAAAATCTTGTTGTGGCAAACAAGGGCTCCAAGAAGAAGCCAAGCGCTTTGGTCGTATTAATTAGAATAGTCGCAAAGTCACGAATACCAAGCACGACATTATTAAAGACATCAACCAAAAATTTACCAAACTCTGAATCAATTACAGTAGCAATAAATTGTTCTGAAGCTAACTGTAGCTCAAGAAAACCCAAAATAGCAGGTTGTAGCAATTTGCCGAGGTTCCTAATGTTTTCAGTTCGAATTTTATCAATTATATTTTCAAACTGTTGGACAGTTAAATTACCCTCTTTGACTCTTTTCGCCAGTTCTTCCGCTCCATTTTCCATCTCGTTGAAAGCCTTAACAAAGACTTTAGCCGTGATTTCACCATTGCTAATTAACTCCTCTAGTTCACTAGTTGCTACACCTAGAGCATCTGCTAATTGAGTCCTGAAAGCGCCATCAAGTTCAGAGATTTGCTGATTAAGTTCTTCTGCTTGCAACTTACCTTTTGAAAGAACCTGAGCAAATGCTTCAACAAAACGACCGGACTGTTCAGTATTCAATCCAAGCGTCTGAGTCCTCGCTGCGATACCCTCAATAAACTTACTAGAGTCTTCAGCGTTCACGCCGACAGCACGCAAGGATGGAACCATGCGTTTAAAAGACTTTTCAACTTGCTGTAATGGGGCTCCTAATCGTGCTGAGATTGAAGATGCCTCCCCTAATGCTTTACTTGCTTCAACAGTAGAAAGCCCGACATTTTTCAATGCAAGTTCAAATCCTTCAAGTTGCTTTTGTTGTCCAGTAAATTCATTGATTTTACCGAAAAAGCCTCCAACAATTGCAGTAAAAGCTTGAAAACCTGCCTGTAATGTTGCAAGTCTGTTTAAAATTCCAAAGAATCTACTGAACGGATTGTTGGTATTATTGATTTCAGCAGTTAACTTTTTAACCTCTCTAGCGTATCTACGCTGTTCTTCGCTCCCTTGACGAAGAGCATCAGCTTGACGTTGTAAACTAGATAATAACTGGCGTTTTGCAGCGACTGAGCCTTCTTCAATCCCTTGCGCTTTATTTAAAGCTTTCTGCAAACTTTTAATTGTTTTTTCTACATGCTGATAAGCACTATCTGTTCTTCTTATCCCAGCTAATTGTTGTTTTCTTGCGGCAATGCTCTGCCTAAGCGAAGTAACAGATCCGCGTACCGTCTTGGTAAGTTGTTTTAATTGACGTTCATTGGCTGCATATGCTTTTCCAGCTCTACTTGAACTAGTCTCTGTTGCCTTGAAGGCAGGAGAAAGCGAATCTGTTGCAACAAATTGAACACCAATAAGTCGTGTATCACCAGTCGTAGATTTACTTAAATCCGTTAAATATTTTGCAGTCTCCTGAACATTGCCATTAAACTTTTTTAGAGCAGCATTGACTTGAGATATATCCATTCCAACTGGAATTTCAATACTAAAGTCAGCCATCAGGCACCTAAAAGGCTAAAATAGTTTGCCAAGAAAAAACCCCGCTCTGGGCGGGGCTTTCGGCGATTTTTGATGCTTGTCAGTTAGCGTCAATCTCAAGGTTGTAAGGACCGTAGCCGTTCAATGTAGCGGACCAGGAAACCACCGAGCCAGCCTCGATGGATTCAGAATAGCCCTCAAGGGTGCCGTAACCGTAGATGGTCTCATCGGTGCCGGTAGGGCCGATACGAGCAAACTTACAACGGAGGCTGTTGTTAACAGTGTTAGCCTCAGCCAGGCGGAGCATCTGATAACCAGCGTCCTTGAAGTCAGCCACACCTTCCAGGGAGATGCTGAAAGACTTGGTGGTTGCAACGTTGGTGTTATAACCGCGAGTGGTGCGGTCATAGGTGATCACGTCTTCGCTAGAAGTGTCGGTTTCCAGGGCAGCGTTGGTCAAACCATACAGCTTGAAAGGCTTATCCAGACCGTCCATATCAAAGGCGGTGGAGTCAACCGTGAAGACACCAGTAGAAGTACTGAAAGCAACGGTTGCATCAGCAGCCGACAGGTTCAATTCATCACCAGCAGCGGTGGTGTCGGTCACCAGGAAAGAAGTGCTGGTAGAAAGACCGGTTGCTTCAGTGATGCCGGTGAAGTCCAGATCTACAGAGGTGGATGCCAGCGGAAGAAGATAGACCTTATATCCGAAGGCCGCAGAATAATTAGCCATGGGTGAATTTCCAGAATGCTGAAAACTAAGCAAAAATGGGGGATTCACCCCACTAACGTAGTGTTCCTAATGGTCTGGAATACTATTTATTCCCCTACGGTAAAGAATCCAAGATGTCTACTGCATCTTGGTGTAATCCACCGTTCTCTGG